TGTCTGCCACTGTCTGCCACTGTCTGCCACTGTCTGCCACTGTCTGCCACTGTCTGCCACTGTCTGCCACTTGTCTGCCGACAGCACAGTACACAGTATCGCGAGTCCGGTATAGGTCGCCTGGCGGCCCTTGGGTTCAATTTGATCGCGAATGGTAAATAATTGGCAGTCCATGATCGTGTGTATAGTGCCAAATGGGGTGCCAAGAAATGAGTGACAAAATGGACTTATCGGTGACAAAACGGCCAGCATAATAGATGCCGAGTGTGTAGTCGATATTGTATGTATTCCGGGTATTCTATGTATTAATATGTCAATACATACAACTTAATTAATGTGAAGTTGTATATATACAGTACATTATGGTGCGGCAATTGCTTCAAGAAATGAGTGACAAAACGGACTTATCGGTGACAAAACGGACGCTGTATAATTTGAATGATTTGTTAGTTCGTTTCTAATAAAGACTATAATTTATCTCTTTTGAAATGAATGAACTAACAAATTGGATCCTGAAAGGTTCTTTACAATTGTTTGCCTTCGGCTTTAAGTTACTTTGAACTTAATATATATACTTTTCTATTTCGATCCAAAAAGTAAAAAGGGAAATGAAAAATGGACATTTTTAAAATGTCCAAAAATGAAAACCCAAAATAAGTTTTGAAATTGAGGTGTTTTTTTGAGGGGTCTGATCATAATGCTCTAAAATAATTTTACAGGGTGAAAAAGTTGTGATGATACTTTTTTCGCGGAAAATCTAGCGAGTTTTTATGGATTGCTTATATATAGCAATGTTTAGCAATGATGGCGACTCAAAAAAACTCAAGGATTTCACTTGCGAAAAATGTGACTTCAAATCGTCTAATAAAAATGATTACAATAGACATCTTCTGACCAAGAAACATAATTCGCAATGTTTAGCAATGGAAAAAACTCAAAAAAACTCATATATTTGCGAATGTGGCAAACAATATATGGACAATTCTGGATTATGGCGCCACAAAAATAAGAGCAAATGTAATAACAAGAAAGACACATCCGAGTCCGAATCTGATGACGACTCTGATATAATTAAATCCAAAAACAACGAAGAATTGGTCGCCTATTTAATTAAAGAGAATGCCGAATTTAAGCAACTGTTAATAGAGCAAAATAAACAAATGATCGAAATGTGTAAAAATGCTGGTAATAATAATAATACCACAAACTCGCATAACAAATCATTCAATCTACAGTTCTTTTTGAATGAGACATGTAAAGATGCGCTGAATATTAGTGACTTTGTTAAGTCCATTAAACCCAGTTTGGAAGATTTGGAGACAACTGGGAGGCTAGGTTATGTTGAAGGTGTATCTAACATAATACTTAAGAATTTGATCACATTGGATTCAAATATGCGACCAATACACTGTACTGATATTAAAAGAGAGGTGCTTTATGTGAAGGACAATGATGAATGGATTAAAGAACAAGATGAAAAACCTGTACTAACAAAGGCGATAAAGTTAATCGCGAATGAAAATATCAAGAATATTAGTGAGTGGCGAACTTCGCACCCAGGTTGTACCGCATCGGATTCCAGGAAGAATGATCTGTATTTAAAGATTGTTAGTAATGCGATGTCAGGATCATCCTCTGACGACACTTGTAAGAATATTAATAAAATTATTTGTAATGTATCCAAGAAGGTTATAATTGATCGGGTGTAATCTTGAGATCTAATTAATATATAGCACCCTATATGACATGCTATATAATACAGTTCAATCTATAGGTCAACTATATACTCCTTTAATTTTCATCCTTAAAAGAGAATGAACTAACAAATGTAAAACAGTGATCTAAGTAACCCCTGTGAAGCCACAGCCTTCAAATTGCTGTTTTATATGCTTTCAAGAAATGAGTGACAAAATGGACTTATCAGTGACAAAAAAGACTGCTTATATGCTCTCAAGAAATCAGTCGCAAAATGGACTTATCAGTCATGAAAAAATAAGCTATTCCCTAAGGGCGCCTATTTGATTCTTTATTTAATTATTAATTATACAAGGTTATACATTATACAAGGTTATACACAATATACATATTTATTCATTATACAGGTTATACACAATATACATATTTATTCATTATCACTTTCATACTCATCCTCTACCATCTCCGCATCATCATCCTCTGGTAAAGGCTTGATCGTACCCGTTTCCTCATCATATATACCTACTTCTTCCTTAGTTTCCTCGTTGTACAGCACATTGGCGCCCGATTTTAAATACTTCATGTCTCCAATTGTTATACGAGTTACTGTTAGTTTTTTCGGCGCTTCTTCTACGACCACAGGCGCTTCTACTTTTGCCGCCTTTGACGCCTTTGCTTTCTTCTCAGTTGGCGCTTTCTCGGCCTTCTTGGCTTCTAGGGCAGCTTTCTTCGCCTCTTTATCCTTCTCTAGGGCGACCCTCTTTGTCTCCTTCTCGGCTTCAAGGGCCGCCTTCTTCTCCTCCTTCTCGGCTTCAAGGAGTGCCTTCTTTGCCAGTTTATCCTTCTCTAAGGCGACCCTCTTCGCTTCCTTCTCGCCTTCTAGGACCAACTTCTTCGCTTCCTTCTCGGCTTCTAGGGCCGCTTTCTTCGCTTCCTTCTCGGCTTCAGTTAGCACATGCTTCTTCTTCTTATCCTTCTCATTTTGGACCTCTACAACTGCTTCTACAACTGCTTCCTCTACATCACATGCTGCTTCCTCTGCTATGTCGTATAACTCGGATCTTACCTTCGACGCCTCTACTGTAGCAATTGTATTCTTTGTATTCGCGACAACCAGTTTCGCAAACAGATCATCGGCTTCTACTTCATCCACCTCTACCTTTTTCGCCTTGGGGCGACCCTTACCTTTTATCTTACCTTGTTGTAACACCTCTGGGAAATCGATCTTCATCTTCGCTTGGAGCTCCTCCATCTCTGATTGGAATTCATCTATCTTACGTTTTAAAAATGTTATCCGACGCTTTGCCTGACCTTGATTCAAGACTACTTCGTTATTCGAGACTTCTACAATTGGTAACATCATTTCGATTTCGGCGTTCATTCTTGTTAGTTATTTAAATTTAGTTTGGGGATTGTTCATTAATGTTGGTTATGGTTTATAAATTTACAATCATTCTATTTGATTTAAAGTAATTCAATTTTTTTGAAAAAGATAATTAAACACGTGTCACTAAAAATAGGAGGAACTCTTAAGGGAACTCGTCGTTCCCTTATGATCCCATACATCCATTAACTTAATTATAGGAGACACCCTTAATGAAACATAAATGATGTATGGGATCATAAGGGAACGACGAGTTCCCTTAAGAGTTCCCTTAAGAGTTCCCTTAAGAGTTCCCTTAAGAGTTCCCTTAATTTTCAAAAAAAATTGAATTGCTTTTTATACAATAGAATTATTGTATAAAATTAATTATACATCCGTTACATAAACTTTTAAATCTAATACAATCTCACAAAATGTCCAAACAATCTAACACCAACTTCTCCAATACTCGCAGACTTCCTTTCTGTAAGGTTTGTGCTGACGCAGGTAAGACCGATACTGCTCACTTTCCCAGACAAACTCCGGATATTAACTCTCCTGTCGTATGTCCCACTCTATTAGCACTTGAGTGTAGATATTGTTTCAAGAATGGTCATACTGTCAAGTATTGTTCTGTTTTGAAGAACAAGAACAAAGACGATGACAGAGCTAGAGACAGACTTGCTAGAACTAATACCATCAAACCAGAAGTCAAACCTATTTCTAAACCCAGCAACAACCGATATGCTGGTTTGGATGACGATGACGACAGTGACGACCAATTTGTTCCTCTTGCTTCTACTTCTGTTACTCCTGTTACTCCTCTTGTTACTCCTCTTGCTACTTCCTGGGCTAGTGTTGCGCTTAAAGCCGCTCCTATTATCGCTCCTATTATCAAACCTATTATCAAACCTATTATTAACAACAACAATAACAACAACAATAACAACTCTCGATGGGCTGATGACGACTCAGTTGACGATGACCAATCCGTTCAATCTTTTGACGAACAACCATCCACTATCACTCCCGCACATATCACTCTTTCTCCTGACCTTTATACCGCATATCTTACTACCAAGTATGACGCTGATGACGACGCTTGGTAACATATATATTCATATTTACACATTTTATACATTTTACATTTAACTTTTAACATTTTACATTTAACAAGAGGGGCACCCTTTTTTATTGAAAAAATTGAATTAATAATTTACAAAATATGGAAAGTATTAAAACTATACAATGAACGCACCTACATCTCAAGATACCAATATTAGTTATTTCAATGAATTTTATAAGACATCATATACGAAGGAAGAAATAGGTAGAGTATATTGGATGTGTGATATATACAAACTCAAAACACCGGACGCAATTAAGTACTTATATAAGTGCCATCATTGTGGTATATCTACAGATATAATTGGACATGAATATTGCGGTCCAGAATGTAAACAATTATATATCATGAAGGCTACAATTGGTAAATATGTATGTGCTTGGGGAAACGACTGTAAAATGTGTAATATATCTGAAGCACCTGAAGAAAGTGACTACTTTATTACAGATGATCTGAATTACAGCGATGGAGAAAAAGAAGAGGTAGAAGAAGAAAATGATAAGGAAGTATTTACATCATTAAAAATCCCTAGTGATGATATATATATGAAACCAGAAATAGATCGCAGTTACTATATTAGCTCAGACGAGGATGAGCGAATAAGACGCATCGATTCAAAGGACAAGAATGAAATATTATCAGTTTTGCCTATAAATAACCATCCATCAGATGCCAATACAGAACATATATTTAAAATTATAAATAACCTATAACCTATATAAAAAATAAATAACATAAATAATAAGGATGTAAAATATTTAATGACAATATTTTTCATTTGGTGTTTCAAAAAAAATTGAATTGCTAAAAAGTATTGAAAAATATGGTATAAAAGTATAAAACAATCTCAATTTAAAATTATAACCCCAAACTTAATTAACATGTCGCACCAAATGTCAGCTGAACAAAAGAATGACTATAGTCTCTATATTCCAACTTTAAATAAAAAATACAACAATAATTATATTATTTATCTCTTCTGGAAATTCACTTTTGGAAATATAGATCGCATCGACTTCGTGCCTATCATGAAGCCACCCCTTGCCAATGGTGTTAGTGAAGAAGACCCAAGCTACCATCAGGCGTTTATATATATTAGACCAAATACCGAATGGGGTGATCTTATTATCCAATCGATTGAAACCAATGGATCGTATCGATTTTATCCACACAAATTGCCTCACTCAAATGTATTATACAATACTCCCAATGAGTTTTGGATCATACTCAAAAACAACGCACCTATCCCGTATTCTAACACGCGCCTCAATGTCCATCAATTGGTTAATAATAATTCATTATTAGAAGCCAAACTATCCGAAATGGAAACTGAAATGGCAGAACTCAAGAAGCAAAATGAGATCATGGCGGCGGAGTTGAAGGAAATAAAGGATAAAAAATGGTTAGATGATCTCATCGCTCGTCAAGAAGCTGAGTTTAATTCTCAATTTGAAGAAGAGGAGTTGAATGCGCTTTTTGAAGGTAGACAGAACTATTGTGATTGCCGCGATAGCATTAGACACAATACGTGTCAGTTCTGTATGAGGGACCATTCAAATGGAACGAACTCTTATGAAGAAAACGATTCAGACGAAGAAAACGATTCAGACGAAGAATCGTCAAATATTGATGAATTCATCCGCGACTTTAAGGGAGTTAGAGTATCTTTGAGATGGTCTGATCCTTTAAAAGATGAGGAAAATGAAGAATATGCTATCTAAGAGATATATAAAAATGTATTTGTATTGTATTTGTATTGTATTTGTATTGTATTTGTATTGTATTGTATTGTATTTGTATTTGTATTTGTATTTGTATTTGTATATTTAATTTAATAAAAAAAAGGACAGATAATACTGTTTTTTATTTTTATTTTTGTATAAATAAGATATATGTTAGATTTGTGTAAGTATAAAGAATTATTTGGTATTCCAGGTCAAGGAATACATGCTTTTAAAATATTTGGAATATCAGTATGGGACACATTAATCGCAATTGCCGTCGCATTAATCATTGCTTGGGTATTTGGATGGCCCTATTTACATACAATTATAGGTTTTTTGTTATTAGGAATAGTTGTACATAGACTATTTTGTGTCAGAACTGAAGTAGATAAACTATTATTTCCAAGTAAAAAAGTAACATTTGACGTTAGTTAAGTTAACAAATTATTGTGAAGTTATTAGTTTAATTTTTACTCAAATTATATTGTCTAAAGAGAATCATTATATATAAACCCTGACAAATGATCTTTATGATTAGTGTAATATAAAGATAATAGTATAAATGATTATCACATAAATGATTATCAATGATTATCCAAAATATAAGGGCTCCTATTATTAGCCAAATAAACGAGAATACTTTATAACATATAAGATATATATCATAAATATATTTTATAAATGTGTTGTCATTGAACTCATATATGATGCTAAATATAATCGCAAATAGGGTAATAAATAGGGTGACTGAGTCTACTATTAAATAATCATATAAATTCAAGATAATCATTGTATGGTTAAGAGTCACACATGACTTATCTGTAAGCGCATAATACATATTTCCTATTACTATTGGTAAATAAGCCAATGAAAATGTAAATATTGTTAATTTCTTAGCCATTAAATTTATAACATCGGTTGTTTGTATTCTTTCTGATTCAGTTATAGGCTGTTTCAATATACTATGTAAGTTATGTAAATGTCGTAGATCATGATTATTGTAAATTGTACTTGTTATTTCAGATTTATAGTCATCATCGATTGATTCATCAAACAATGGCCCCCTTATTGGGTTATTTGAATTTTTAAATGGGATTTTGTTAGTTGTAGATGACATTACTGATTTATTAATGATGTAAATAAAAAATATACTTATATCATTTTCAATTTTTTATACATACAATACAATAAATATATAATTAGATATTAAATTCTGGGATAGAATAATTTTCCCCAATCTTGATATACTTCGCAATAACCTTTGGGTTTAGTTTATTCACAATAATATCCTCCGCTTGGTATACGTTATATAATTTATCTATATAATAAATTATACCATGGATATCTTGCGCCCATACTTCCACTTTTTGACCCACAGGCTTTTCAGTCTCTTCATTATCACAAATTCCATGAGGCGTCCCTTTAATATGAGTGCCACAATATTCAGAGTTCTCATCCTTTTTACGTCGCGTACATTGCTCACCATTCGCTCGTTTTGCGCAACATCGATCCGATAGATGAACCACATTCTTTACTCGCTTGCGCTTTACAAAATCATCCTTTCCAAGTACTAGTCTATCATAATCATATACATATTGGACTAATTGCCCCATATTTAAATCAGTTGATAACCCTAATTGGTCTGCTTTTAATTTAATATTATCCTTTAAGGCAGTGATATATCCTTCTATTTTCTTATTGATTCGGCGCTCCATTTGTCTTTATATTGGTTATAATATAATATATTGGATACTCTTTAGTTCAATTTTTTATATATTATAAGAAACAACTTAAAGCCATTAGGTCGCCTACTTCTTCTTATTCTTCTTTTTTTTATTATTATTCCAGGCATTTGTATCCTTCAGCAATAATACATTTTGACTATTTAATGTCATTTTGATGGTTTCTTCTTTAATAATAGCGGCTTCATCGTTTATATCATTAATTACAACAATAGCTTCATCGCTTACAACAATAGCTTCATCGCTTACAACAATAGCTTCATCGCTTACAACAATTGGTTCTTCACCTACATTATGAATTACAACAATAGCTTCATCATGTTTAATTGGTTCTTCGTCTATATCATTAATAATAACAACAACTGGTTCTTCATCATTTACGACAATTGGATCATCTTTAACCAATGGTTCTTCTATTGTTTTTGTTAGTTCATCTATCATTTTTTCCATATATTTGGGATCATCACTTAATTGATCACTAATTGTTTGTATTACTTCATGTGATAAATTCATTACATTATCTTCAGTTAATGGTAAAATTTTATCATTACTATCTGGTTGTTTTTCTTCAATATGTAAACTTATATTCGTATTTGTATCATTTTCGGGTGTTTTCGTTTTAAATACTTTAAATGAATTGATTACTGATTCGACACCTTTTTTTAAAAAACTCTTAGTTTCACTTTTTCGAGGAACTGCTTTTAATTTGGGAATGATCTCAGTATTATTATGGTTATTGTTATTATTGTTATTATTGTTATTATGGTTATTGTTATTGTTATTGTTATTGTTATTGTTGTTATTGGTCGGAGGAAAGCTGTTTATGCTGCTATTGCTATTGCTATTGCTACTAGTGATTGATGATGTGTCGTCAAAATCCTTACCATTCTTTTTCCTAGGCGATTCATCAAATGTAATATCCTCATTCAAATAATCATCCATGGACTTCATTTTCTTAGAAAAGCGTTTAAAATGTTTTATGTGAATATTATGAAAAAAATCTAAATAAGAAACAAATAATCCAAGATTATGTTTAACAGTCAATACATTAAATTCAAATGTATTTACAAAATTATTAATATTTAATCCAGAATGTTGTTTAATCTTATAATTATCTAATTCACCTTCTTTCATAACAATGTATTCCTGAATTCCAGATAACAGTAATATTATTGTTTTATGTACTTCTTCAATTGTTTCAAAATTATATTGCTTATATGGTTCTAAATCTTTATAAATCGGAAAATTACTATTTGTTTTTATCATCTCAAATGTCTTATTAGAACCGATTGTTTTATCGACATATTCCGATATAATTTTATACAGCTTATAATATTCACAATACATACGATTATTTAGAGCATAAAAATATTTCTGCATATCAGCATATTCAAAATCAATTAATCTACTTTGAAATTTAAAGGAATCTAGACTAAACACAAATAATACATCATGATTGTTTTTTATAAATTCATTTGTCATTTGTTTTAATTTGCTTATCTTAACTTCTAAAATACCAAATACATTCATTACTTGTATTCGTGTATCCTTTATTTTGATAAAAATTTGTTTTATTTTTTGTAATTTAGATTCCATATGTAATATACAAATAAATTATTTTATTCATATATTTTAATATGAGTAATAATACAAACCCAAATATAGCCACAAATAGCAATACTCAATCTCCTGATGCGGCTGTTAGTACAGTTGATATTGATTGGACAACTGATCATGAGGATATTCTTATTGAATGGGCCGATAAAGCAATGTGTTTCAGATGGCTACATTCAAGAGCACATGCCTTATATAGTAAATTAAATTATAACTATACAATTCCAGTTATTGTCATATCAACATTGACTGGTACTGCTAATTTTGCGCAAAATCGTGTACCTTTAGAATATCAAGGCTATTTTGTAATGGTTGTCGGTGGTTTTAATATATTAGCAGGAATTATAACAACAATACAGCAATTTTTAAAAATTACACAATTAAATGAATCGCATCGTGTGTCGGGTATTGCCTGGGATAAGTTTTATAGAAATATTAAAATAGAACTAACTAGACACCCTGATGAACGTATAAATGTAAATCAAATGCTTAAAATGTGTAAGGAGGAATTTGATCGTATGATGGAAACTAGTCCAGTTATTCCAGATGAAATAATAGCAGAATTTAAAAAAACATTTAAAAATTCGATTGATTATGAAGACATTATAAAACCTGAAATATGCGATAAATTGATTTCAACTGAAACCTTTAGAAATCAATGGTCTAGTCAAGATAATTTAACTAAAAAGAGAAATTTAAAGGTACAAAAGGATACTAAAATGAAACGAATCGTATATGAATTTAAAAAGAATTTTGTGTCTCTCCAAGGACGTGAACCCATTACTAGTGAAATTATTGATAATCTAAAAGATAATATTGATATTAAATCATTGACAGCTATTATTGATGAGATTACTAGAGAGGAGAATACAGTGGCTACATCTACTTCAGATTCTTCTTCATCATCTTCATCTTCCTCTAATTCTTCGACTTCTACAAAACAACTTACAATATTGGATCTTCCAGTTTAAACAACTGCTATATTCCCAGTAACAGGAGTCGACGCAGCAGCAAACATATTTGTAAAATTTCGCGGTAATATAAATGATGAAATTATTATAAATATAAAAAAAGCTAGATAGGGTCCATATGTGTCAATAGAAAACCCATAAAAATTTAATATTTTTGGTAAAGTAAATAATATTAATATTGCTAAGCCTAATCCAGATACTATTGAGTTCATGTATATAATTATTTTAGAATAAATAATTATATTATATACAAATAAAATCATAAATTTATAGGATCATAAATTTATCCTGGTTATCTATCTCATATTTATCCCCTAATATACTTTTATTTAACATATGATATGATATAGGATAAGCAGATTCATATTCTTTTACCAATATATCAGGTAAAATAATATCTGTACTTTCATCATTATATATAATAACAATACACTTATTATCGACAAACTTTATATTAATATCATCATCTGTTAATGAAAGCGTATTACTACTTTCATTATGTATTACATAATTTTCAGGAAACAAAGCATATCGATTGATTCCTCCAGTTATATATCTGCCATATTCATTATCAACTAATTTGACCCCTGATTGACTATGCGTTACATTGGTATCATTTAAATCGATTATTTTGGTTCCTCCGTGTCGAATCCATCCACCCTCTTTTACAGCATCTTCAAATAACCTAAAATAGTAATAATAAGCTCCGCAAGAGGGATATACCTTTTCACATTCCATACTAAATAAGGATCTAAACTCTGTCTTTTTTAAATAAGAACCACTATATACCGCATCTGGTAATGGATATGTTTTATTAAAATTATCAATATTGTCATTATGTTGTAAACTACTTAAGTTTGGCATATCTGAGAATAATTCAGTTACATTAGTATCAATCGGAATGTTACAAATACTACCAATATTTACGATTTCAGTTGGTAAAGAAAACCAGATTGGAGAATTTCTAGTAATACTTAATCTAAAAAGATTGATGTGACTCATATCAATGAGCGCATAAAGCCTTTCATGTCCATCATTAATAATTCCCTTATATGATTCTTCAGTCAGGCTACCATGACAACCAATACTTGTTAATAAATTATTTAATTTATCTGTAATTATACACGTAAAATCGTCTGTTATATTATTGGTTATAGACACATATGGTAAGACTAGTTTTTCCTGAATAATATTATTACAAAAGGGGATCTTCTCTAACATGAATTGGATAAAGGGATATTTATTATTTTGTGTTACATGATAGCATAATATATTTATTATTCCATAGCCATAGATATTTGTGTTATTTTTCATAATGTCATTATTGGTCACATTTTTGTATGCGCACTGTTCAATTAAATAAGTATAACGTTTCTTTGAATCTGATTCATTGGATATAATATCATCAATGTCTGTATTTATACTCAATGGATCCATAGGGTTATACTTATTTATTATTTAAATCATTTATTTATTTTTATTATTATTATTTTTTAACTTTACGTTTAATATCCTCTTTAATATTTTCATCTCTATTATCCATAAGATGTTGAGTTACCTCCTTAGCAATTTCAGGTTGTTCCTTATAATACTTTTCTAATTGAAGTAGTAGGAATTTACCTGTTATTGGTTTTTTGGTCTTTTTCTGACTATATACAAGGGATCCGCCTGTTATATCAAAACAATCTATTGAGTTTGTTTTCATTACTTTAACTAAATTATCTGTGAGATTTTTTTTAAGAATTGTTTTATTTTTTAAATCTTTTTTCAAGGACAATAAGTCATTATCTATCTTGATCCACTCGCGTATGTTATTAATTAATTCATCCTTTGTATTCATTTTTTTGGCAGGAACCTTATCTTTATCTTTATCTTTATCTGTCTCTAATTCTTTCTCATTTTCTTTTTCCATTCTAAATTAAATAATACGTTTATTTTAAAATTGTTTATTTACAATATAATATTTATTTTACTATGCCTTAAACAACAATTATTATCTTTTGCTTTATTACCGCATATTTGACCCTTTTTTGTACCTGATTTTAATATTATTTGGCATACATTTACATCTATACCTCCTACGATCTGATCATTATCATTATCATTATCATTATCATTATTATCAGGATTATATATTTGTATTTCACTTTGTCCAGATACAACATTCACTGTCTTTTTTACTTTATTATTATTATTATTTTTATTATCCTTATCCTTCATCTTCTGAAGCTTCAGCTCTTCCTTGTCCTTTATCTTTTGAAGCTTCAGCTCTTCCTTATCCTTAATTTTTTGAAGCCTAAGATCTTCCTTTAACTGAATTAATTTTTCTTGTTTATATTTCTTAATTTCCCCTCTAATATGTATATAACAAAATGATTTATTCATTTCTAAAACAGGGGAAGACATCTTTGATTTACAAAATATATCGATACCATCTACTGTTAATATAACTTTACAACAATTACCACTATTAAATGTATAACCATACGCCATATAATTAAAATTGGATGATTTTGCTTTTATTAAAAAATTATATTCACTAGGATCTTTTATTAAAGAATTTATACCATATTTCGTTTCATGTTCCATATCTTCATAATGCGGCAATAATGTAAATTGTATACATCGACAATAAGGACATTTAATAAAATAATCCTTATTAGCATCATTGAATTTTATCAATTCGGATGATGTTAGTGTATCAATATTATATGTGCGAAATATATATTTTTGTTTATATATTTCCTTATACAAGGCGCTATAATTAAACTTGTGATTACACTCTAATGTAATACATCGATCAGTTAATGGCATTCCTGTTATCTGACAAATGTTATCTGTAGTGATAGTGATGTCTGGTTCATCAAACGACTTATATAACTCTTCGTAAAAATTAATCCCTCCTTCTATTATATATTTCGTCATTGTTATATATCATTTACATTTAATCTTTAAATTTATTTTGTTTTATTTAATTATAAAGTATGTCGCCAAGTCAATGGGGACCGCCAACATGGATATTTTTTCATACATTAGCTGAAAAAATAAAAGATGATCAATACAATGTTATAGGTAAGCAAGTTATATATTATATTATCCAAATATGTAATAATTTGCCTTGTCCAGAATGTTCAGTTCATGCCAAGAAGTTTTGGTCTAAGGTAAATATTGATAAGGTTAATACAAAAACTGATTTAATAAATTTGCTATTTGTCTTTCATAATAGTGTAAATAAACGGAAGAATTCTAGACCATTTAGATATATTGATCTACAATATTATAAGACATTGAATTTAATTGAAACATTTAATAATTTTACCAGAATATTTAACACAAAAGGTAATATGAATTTGTTAACAGAGGCATTTCATCGAGATAGGTTGTTAGTATCAATTAAGAAATGGTTCATGGGCAATATTCAATATTTTAACATATAAATTATAAATTATAAATTATAAATTATAGATTAATTACATTATACAATTGTAGTACTAATTAATTCCCCATTTTTTGTAACAGAACATTTAAATTTCTGACTACTAGGCATTGAACACACTTCAGCAGTGCTCGAGGCTTCATTTATAAATAAATAACTGCGTTTGATATAGTACATCGCAGTGGATGTACCAATACCTAATGCTGTTCCACCAACTAGGTCTCCCAATAGAGCCGTTGGTGAAATATTACCCATACATTTTCTAGCACGTTTAATAAATAAATCGAAAATTAAATAGAAACTAAAAAATACAACAATTCTATAATTAAACATGTTACTTTTATTCTCAATATTAACCATTATCATTGGGAAAACAAAATAAAACATAGTAAATGCTAAAGCAAATGTGCTATATGATAAATTCGTATTGGATAAAAATGGTGTAAAAACCTCAGTACCGCACACTTGATCGCCTGATATAGGAGTGCTTCCGGAACCAGATGAGCTCTTTATCATTGATCGTATTCCAGTTGCTACAAAAAACCAAAACAAGTATACAAATGATTTGCCTATAGATGCTGAAAATACAGATAGGATAAAAACACCTATAATAATTACAATAGGAGCATAAAATGACATGACATTGAAGGTTGATGTTAAAAATGATCCGCCATCAGGGGCTGATAAAAATATAGGAAATGGGGATATAGTTGGATTTAGTGGTCCAGAATTAATTTGTTGAGCCATTAATATATTAATGCTTTAAAATAAAATTGATTTTCATTTTATAAACTATTTTTTTAATTATAAATAATCGAATATACACAGAATGTCTCAAATTATCCAATTTATATTAGCAGCCATCAATACATTAATTCTACCAGTTGGGATGGCTGTAGTTATATATACATGTAAAACTATAGTAGACAATTTTAATGATAAAATATATCACTTAAATATTGTTATAAACAATTTGGGTGAACAAATAGTTACTCTAAATAGCGAGGTAATAATATTAAAGGAATCGCTCGTTCAACAAGATGAAAAACAATCTCAGTCGGCAAATATGATAACTTCATTACATGCCGCAATCTTAGACGCTGTCATTAAAAAACAGGAGACTGATCTTGTACTGATTAATTCTATAATAAGAGAACATAATCTTAGGATTAATAGTAAAATTAATGACAATAACAATAATATTTCGAACATGTCAAATATATTTAATAGCCAAATATCTGGTATATCAGGTAATTTACAAACCCTTGTTGGTAACATAAATGTTCATAATAATTATTATAGAAATATAGTAAATGTCAGTTTACCGGAGATTAAGCAAGAATTAGAAGCTAAATTCATAAAGGAGATTGATTTAAAAATATCTGGAGTAACTGAACAAATGTCTGGATTAAATGAACAAATGTCTGGAGTAAATGAACAAATGTCTGGAGTAAATGAACAAATGTCTGGAGTAAATGAACGAATCACAATGCTTGAATCAGTTATTGACACAAAAGTCAAAGAAATATATAGTG